GTTCTTATCTTACTTGGCAAATTAGCTGCTGTTGTCCAACCACATACAAACCTGACAGTAACAGGATTAGAAGGCCATGCAGTAAATGTGGGCCAGCTTTCACCATATGGCAACACAATCCGTCCTACTCCTTCGCCATTTGTTTCAACAATGTAATCCGTGTTCTCTGTTAACGTAGTTTCTACTCCATCCGAATCCTTATATTTAACAGATGAAACAGATTGAAGATTCCCGAAAGGGAGCTTGATATAATCCTTATCAGGGAACTCGTTAAGGTAATAGTCCCATGTCTGAGTAAATAAGGCCCGCCCTGTTATATCTTCAACGAGTTCACGGGCCGCCTGAATTAAATCTGTCAATAAATTATCTTCAGCCGTATTTCCTGAATCAACCATGATTGACACGCCGAACTCACAATCAGCAACAAGAGTTTTAGCTATAACCCTTATGTAGCCCTTTACTCCTGTATATTCCTTTTCCTGTATTACAGTATCATTCGCTTCTGTAACCTGTGTGAATGCCCCCCCTGTCCAATCTGCATAAGCAGTGTCAACATCTGTATCACTTTCTTGAATCTTTACGTCTACTGTTCCACCTGTACCATTATTAACCGGCTGAAGGAACACCACAGCCCTTTTACCGAGGACGTTCACCCCTGCACCCTTCAAAGTGTAGGCAGTCACTACGGGATGTGAACCAGCGGCTATTGAAGTGTTCAAGACAATGTTTTCAGACAGTGCCTGTGAATCACTACGCAAGTGAAGTTTAAGCTGGTTAAGCGTGATAGGTTCAATGGTTGGAGCGGCGTAAAGGGATGCCTTCATTAATTCATCTCCTGCACTGTTATCATCCATACCCTTAATCTTTCAGCGTCTTCTATTGTCATACATTTCACCTGCTCCATTTTCCCGTTTATCATCATCTGTTTAACCGGACTCCACCCATATTCAAGTATCGGACAAGTCGCCCCAATCGGTCTTGTTGTCTCGCACGCTGAAGCCGTCATCAGTATGATTATTAATGCGCTCAACAGTAGAAGCTGCTTTATTTTTATATTCATTAATCGCATTGGATGCACCCTTCCTTTTACCTGCCTTATAGACTGCAAGCCCACCCCATACAAGTAAGCCTGCTATGATTGCCACAATGGCAAGAACAGCATAAATGCTCACATAGCCCCCTTACTTTCACCTGTTGCACCTATGCCTGGTAGAACAGCAATGGCGGCATTGGCATACTTTTCGGCCTGTTTCTCTGTAAGTGTAGGGAACTTACCTATAAGTTCATTCACAACAGTTGCAAACTTTTCAGCACCGGTTATCTTCCCTGCCTGATTCACGGCATAAGCAGCCGCTTTCTCTTCCATTGCAAGGACAGCCACCTTAGCTGCGCTCTTGATTGCCGTTTCGGTCTGTTCTGATAGTTCAAGCCCCCACTTTTTCTTGAGCGTTGCGATTGCTACGCCTATTAACCCAAGCACAAAAGCCGTCATTACCGGAATTGCAAAATTACATAAAATAGTGTTTACTACGTCTCCCCAGTTCATATATTCACCTCTTTATTTTTATTATCCATTCACCAGCATTTCTATTACTTCGTCCGCCCGGTCTCCAACT